ATTTCATCTAATGCTTCTTTAAATCTCATTTTTTCAGTTTCAGCTTCGATTTTATCGTCTTTTTTACGATCATCACCTTCAGCTTTTTCTTTCTTAGTCATTTCATCTAATTCTATCTCAACATCTACATCTTCAACATCTTCCATGTCGTCGATATCTACAACGTCTTCTTCATCTTCCATTGCTTCATCACCTGCTTCAATTGTTCCGTCTGCTACTAAATCTTTAATAACATCCTCAATGAATCCTTTTAAGTCATCTTCTGACATATCTTCAAGGTCAATTTCCTCGTCGTCTTTGTCATCCATGTCTTCTTTCTCGTCTTTTTCGCCATCTAAGTAGCCTTCTTCCTCAGCATCAGTACGTTCGTCCTCTTTCAAGTCCTCTTTTTCGTCCTTCATACCGTCTTTGTAGCCTTCTTCTTCAGCGTCTGTTCGAGCGTCTTCATCTAATTCAAGTTCAGCAAGTAACTCGTCTAGGTTAATTTCATCAAGCTCTTCTTTTTCTTCATACATTTCACCTTCCTCTTCTTTCATATCATCCTTAGGGTCCATTTCTTCTTTAACGTCATCTTCTTCATACTTAGAGTATGTTTCATCAACGTCTTCTTTGTCCATTTCTTCTAATTTTGCTGAAAGCATAGATTTAAGGTGAGGTGTAAAAGCCTCTTCAAGAGCAAGTTTTGCGTTTGCAATAGCAGTTTCTTTAACAGCTTTAGCATCAGCGATTGCTTCTTTTAACAAATCTGTGTTTGCCATAATCTCAAAATTTTTTTTGTGAAATACGATTATTAAAAATCGTAATAGGGAATATTTTTATATCGGTGCCATATCTAAGTACTCATGACACATTGCAGTTATACGTATGTAAAAATATTTTAAGACACAAGAAGCGCTCAAAAGAGCGCTTTATGCATTAAATCCGTCGGTAGCGTCCGAAGAAATATTATTATATTATAGGACATGATCCTTTTGAACAAAGGATTTCATGTATCGTTTTATTTACATTTGAATAATCGTATACAACAGTATTTTTTCCTTCATTTAAGGTAGTCATATATGAACCTGGGTTTGAAGGGGTTGAAACGAAATCCCAACATAATAATTCGAAATCATCTTGTACTTCCATTACACCACCTCTATCTTCTAAAGAACCCATACCACGAGATGATACACCTACTGTAACTCCACTTTTGATTAGTTCTTTAAGAATATTTCCTGAAGGTGTTGGTAAAATTTCTATCTTACCCATACAATTATCACCATCCCAAAAATATTCAGTAATTAAATGTGATACATTTTTTAGATTAATTACAGTAGATTCTGGATGGTCAAGTTCTCCCATTGAACGTCTTTGTTCAATTAATTCAGAGTATTTATCCATTTCACGATCCCATAGACCTTTTGAATAATAACGACCATTTCCATTTTTTACTTCAGCCGTAGCTAAAATACCCTCAACAAAAAGATTTCCACTCTCCTTATTAACATTTTCAGTTAGTTGGGAGGGGGATATCTTTACAGTATGAGTTTCTATTAATAGCTTTTTGCTCATATTATTTATTTACAGCATATGCAGAAGTTGATTGTCCCACTTTTTTAGGATCTCTTTCACCTGCAGCTCCACGTGTTGGATTGTTTTTATCATTAAAGCTTACAGCATCCATTTCGTCTAATTCTTCTGTTTCATCTACCATTTCTTTTTTGGCATATTTTGAACCACAAGATTTTTCGTAGATTCTTTCCATTTTCATTTTCTTTCTTTCCAAATCTTTGATTTCTCTCTGCATTTGTTTCATTTTCGTCTTGTCAATTAATTCGCTAAGATTTTCATCTTCTTGAATTGAATTAACTCTGTCTACTTTTTCTTGAATATGATCATGTAAGAAGTCTAATTGGGCTTCCATTTTTACTTTTTCAGCTTCTTTTCCTATTTCTGCTAATTTATTATCTATTGATTCTTTTTTCACTTTTTTCTTTTTATCTTTAGCTGCTTGTTTCATTGATTCTTTTTCATCACCATCACCATCAATATCAGCAAAATCTGGTTTTGCTGCCTCCATAGTTGTATCAGAATAAGATACTGCTGTACCTTCATCTTCCATTTCATCCATAGGTAATTTTTTCTCTTCTTCTTTTTCAGCCATCATTTGACGAATCATGTTTCCTGATTGTGCTGCTAATGAATTTGGATTCCCAGATGTTACTACTTGACCAAATGCTTCTAAAACTAATTTTTTAATTTCTGCCTTAGATTCTTTAATTGGTGTATAACTATCACCACCATCTTTTAATTTAGTACTAAAACCACTACCACCATATGTCTCACCATCAGATTGTTGTTGTCTAGATTCTTTATATCCTAAACCCTTAACACCAAATTGTCCTTCTTTTACATAATGTAATGGGTCTTTAGCTAAGTTTTTAACAGCTAATTCCATCGCCTCATCTAAAGATAATTCTTTATTATAGTTAATTTCTAATTGAACACCACTTAATACTTCTTGAGCATTAACATTATTAATATTCTCTACTTTAGGATCATAATCATAATTATGAGAATCAATATTTTTAACAGCATCCGATACTTTATAGGAACCACCTAATTTATTATCCATTTCGAACTTTAATTTAGGGTCTGCTTTTATTTTTTCATCCTGTTCTTTAGAATTATATTTAACTTTATCTTCATTATTAACAAGAGGTTCTAAAGCTCCACCTTCAGCTAAAAACTTTTCGAAATTTTTCCAAAATGGTTCTTTTACAGATGCTTCCATCTGTACTAGGGGTTTTAAGGTTACAATTTGACCTAGTTCTTCGTTAATTAATTCTTTTTTAGAAGAAAATTCTTCTGTAAGTTGTTTAAAAAGTTTTTCTGCTGATTTCATATTTAATTTTGTTGTAATAATGTTTCTATATCGTTAAAATAATCGTTTAACATATCCGTGCCAATTACGACGGAGTAGCTATCCGGGTTTTCTCTGTAATATTTTATTGTTTCTATTTTACCTAGTTTAATTAATTTTTTTATTTCTATTAATCTAGATTCTAATTTATCAAAAGAAACTATACGTTCCTCATGGAACTTAGCTAATTTATCTTCTTGTTCTTTTATATTACGATTATACATATTAAAATAAATTTTTAACTATCATTCCTGAACCCTTCTGCACATAAGTACCATCTTTGGTTTTAGGAACTAATTTAAATTTAAATTGTTTAGTATAAGCACTATCAGTAACACCTTCAGGTCCTGCTTTTGGACCTGGGCCTAAATCAGCACCATCCCCTAAAGCACCTTCATCCATAGTATAACCTAATGAACTTACCACACCTGAGGGCATTTTCATTTTATATTTAGATGCTACTTTTTTTGCTTTAGGTACCTTTGCTAATTTTTTTCTAACTACAGGTAAAGCTTTTTCTTTTACTACTTTATAGCCTAATTCTTTATAAGCTTCATCATCGGGTTTAGATCCTTTTTTTCTAAAAGCATATGGTGTTAAATAAGCACCTGCGGCACCTGACATAGATGCTTCGTCTACATCTTCTTCATTCACCCCCCTAGATTTTTTATATTCTTCAGGGTAGTTGTTTCTAGTGTGAGTTCGAATAACGTTTCTAAGTGATCTTGCTTGTTGATAAATATCTAAAAATACTTTATCATCTTTAACTTTAGTATAAACACCTTTGGCAGTTTTAACTAAAGCATCAGATTCATCAAGTAATCTATCTATATTAGGTATTTGTGAAATAGACCAAGATATAGCACCCGTAGTAGGATTAATATCAGTAACGGTAGATTTAGTACCATTATCAACTTTTACATCACCTATTTCAAATTCTTTAAGTTTATATTTTTTTNCCATTTGCTATCTGAATTTCATTTACTAGTTGATAATAACGTAACAGGTCGACTAAGTTGCTATCTCCAACTTTATCAGTTTTCTTTAATTCAGTTAAAAATTTAGTTACTTCAGTAATTTTTACTTGAGTAGCTTTATCCTTAATGTTCTTAGTTATTTCTTTTAATGTAGATCTTAGATCTAAGATTTTATTATTGTAAAAATTTCTTAAATCAGGTGTTGAATCTACAGAATTAATATATTCTTTAAGTACTTGTTTCTGGTCATCTGTTAGTACATCATACTTATTATTAAACTTTTCTAATAATATCTTGTAAGTTAAAGTTCTTACATCTTTATCATATTTAGAAAACTCATTTAGTACCGTTTGTTTAGAAGTATTTTCAATTTCTTTTTTAGTTAAATGCTCTAGTAATGTAATTTTATTTTCTAATACTTGGTTAGTATTTTTAACATTTTTAGAATTAGAACTTTCTATTAAAGTATACAAAGAAGCTAATTCTTTATAATTAGATATTTTTGAACCAAAAAAAGATTCTATATTATAATGTTTTTTAATTTCATTAATTAAATTATACTTTTGTTTTTTTAATGAAGTTCTATTAAATCGAGTAGATGCCCCTAATATAGTATCAATAACCATATTTGCTCTACCTTCATTTAATACTTTAGATTTTAGGATAGATTCATATAATTTATATTCTTTACCTAAGCTAGTATTAATAAAATATTCTTTTAATATATCGATAGCTGGTGAATTACCACCTTTTAAAGTATCAGCGGTAATTTGTCGTACTAACAGCTCAAATAATATGCCTGTATTCTTGTACTTTGAATGTTTTATCTTCATCAAAATATATTTATTTATAAATATGTAAAAATTATTGTTCCTTCAATTGAGATTCATCTAATAACGAAGTATTGTCTTTATCTTTCTCAAATACCAATTTTTTCTTGTCTAAAGCTTCAAATATTTGTTTATTTTGTAAATAAACTGTAGTAGCACTTTCAAGAGCTAGTGGACTACCTTTAGATTTAGGATTAAGAGAACTACCATCATTTTTATCTATATCTTTCATACGTTTAACTCCTAATCTATCTTTACCAAAGTTATCTGCTTGAGTATTTCTTTTAGTAATAGAATCTTGTGGACGTCCTAATTGTGGATCATCTTCATTATAACCATCAGGTACATTACCTGGATCAGACATTGTTCTTCCTTTACCATATAATGAGGCTAAATCATGAGGAGTACCATATGATTTACCAGTTTCTACTGGGTCATTTCCTTCTGCTGCAATTTGGTCAATTCTAAATTTACGTTTAGCATCTTGTCTAGCTAAATCTCTATATTCATCATATTGGTCTTCACTAAAGTGATAAACATTATCATATATCCAATCAGATGGTACCAAACCTTGTTCTAACATTGTACCAGCTAATTCGGTTTTTGATTTTAATAATTCAACCTTTTCCTGTTCTAATATAATAGAAGGACTAGACATTTGGATTGTGAAATTTGTTAAAGTTTCATCTGTATACCCTTGTGTNTATAAATGTACTAATGCTATTTTATTTAATTCAGATAACATTATTCTTTGTATTCTTTCAATAGTACGTGCAAATCTAATATCTTGCTGTGCTAATGTTGCTTTACCTTCTACACCTTCTTCATATCCTAAAAATGCTTTTGGAATTTTAAGTGCAGCAAATAATTTACCTCTTAAATATTCTACATCTTGAATACCATCATACTGTAATCCAGGTGTTGTTTCTATCTTAGTAGTTGCATCATTTCCTCTAATTGGAATATAGAAATCTTCTAACATATTCATCTGGTTATACTTTAAATTGTATTCTCCAGTTTTATTATCTTGAAATGGTGTACGTTTAAGTTGAGAAATTGTTTTCTGCATAAACGTTTCTATTTCATTTGGTGGTATAGAACCAACATTCATATAAAATATTCGTTTTTCTGGGGCACGTGCTATTCTGTGTATTAACATAGCATCTTCCATTAACACATATTGCTTATATAATTTTCTTGCTGGTTCAATATATGCTCTACCATAAGGAAGATAATTAACATCAGAAATTAATCTAAAGTGAGCCATTTCATAGTTGTCAAAGAAAATACCAGACTCATTTTGCAAATTAGCGCCAGCACCTGCTACTGGGTACATACCTGAACTTAAATTATCCATCCCATCCGGGGCGTACTTATATCTTACTTCTGCAGGATTTTCAGGATTGTATCCTTCTTGTCTTTCAATNTGGTAAGCTGTATAAGGTATAACATTATATACACCAAATTTTTCTGCAATTTCTAATTTTAAGAAAAAATCACCATATTTACACATTTGTCTAATCCACATCCATAGATTAAATTCTATGTTTAATACATCATAAAATAAATTATATAATATTTTTTGTATGTCTTCATTAGCACTTCTAATCTGAAGTACTTCTCCCATATCATTTTTTAAGGTAGATTCATCAGCCAATATATCTAAGGCAGAGGCTATAATAGCATCTTGGTCCATTAAATCATATTCTGAATATAATTGAGGTCTTAGGTACTGATAATTTTGATTAAATTGGGCACCATAAAGTGAAGATGGACTAGTAGAATATATCCTATTATATCTATCAACTAAAGAATTAGTTTCTAATTCACCCGTAGATTGAATTTTACCACTATCTATTACTTTTACTTGATTACCCCCAACATTTCTGATGATTACATCAGTTGAAAATAATCTTTTTAATCTTGTAAATACGCTTTTGTTAGCCATAATTTGTTATTATTATTATAAATATGATTTAGAAGAGCCATCTAATGTCTTCTTTGCCATTTCCAAAGTTTTGTTCATAGGGGTTTTTACCATCTTGGTTACCCCCATAACCCCCTTGGTAAGGGGTTCTATTTACAGACATATTGTTTAATACATTTTTTGCCGAGTCTAAACCACGTTGGCTTAATTTTAATGCTGTATCTCTAATATACATAGCTATACCAAATGCCATTACTAAATCATCATTATATCCAGTTTGGGCTTCTGCTCTACCATTTTTCCAAATAAACACTTTCATTTCTTCAACCAATCTTCTAGATTGGATAGTTACGCCTTTATCTGATATGTACTCCTGAAATTTACCTATTACCATAGGTCGTGTTCTGGATGACATTGTAAAACCAGCTACCATTTTTGAATGGTCTTGATATCTATCAAAATACGAACTAGCATTTGGGGAGTCACTCCGTTGTGAATAGTAAAGATTAGAATATTGTCTATCAATAGCTACTTGTATCGTTGCCCAACCAATATTAGCATTTTCTATTACTAACATGGCTTCATTATATTCTGTAGCTAATCCTACTAATAAATGTCCAAATTCTTTAGTACCTAATTGCCCTTTATATTCTGCAACTTGTACATTATTTTCAACATCTATTACATGGCATGTAGAAAAATCTTTTCCATCACCACGAGCAACATCGGCTACTACAATATAATCTCTTGTATAGTCAGGTGATTCCCAAACCCATAAGTTTTGATCTGCACCTCTACGTTCTAAAGGTTCTTTAATGTGGGTTTTTTCATAAAATTCTAAGTATTCATTATAAAATACAATATCACCTGAAGTGCTAAAATCACAATCACATTCTTGTGCCGCTAATCTAGGATCTCCTAATAATGAATCTTGTGCATCTCTCCATTTTTGATCTCTTTCTGGGTGGACATACCAAGGTAATTTAATAGGTAAAAATTCATTTTCACCCTGTTCGGCTTTAACCCATGTTTGATGGAACCAATTACCAGTACCATAAGGAGTAGATAATACAATAGCACCACCACCCGTTGCTAGGGTTTGTTGTGCAGATGCCCATGTTTCAGCAATATTATCAATAAAAGCTGCTTCATCAATAATTAGTAAAGATACTGCTTCTGAACGTGCAGCATCGGCATTAGAGGATTTAGCTTGTATTTTTGAACCATTAATTAACCTTAATGATAATTTATTGTTTTCAGCAGAATCTACTTTAAGCCATGAGGGTAAATTTTCCCACATGAATTGCACTTTTGTTACTAAATTTCTTGCTGTTGCTTGTGTAGTTGCTAGTGCTAATACATTTCGATCTTTATGAAATGTCATTAACCATAATGAGTAACCAGCTGCTAAAGTTGATATACCTAACTGTCTAGATTTTAATATGGCACTATAGTCGTTTTGTTGAAATAACGTTAATACCTTTTCTTGAAATGGGTACAGGTTGAACTGTATGCGGCCACGTTGTGGATGCTGTATATAACAATATTTACGCATAAAATGTACTGGGTCCTTAGCACATTTAAGATATTCTTGGCGTATAACTTTTTTTAAATCTGACATGCAGTTATTTTAATATAAGTATTACCCCACCTATTGCTACTAAACCAGCACCACCTAAAATTTTATTTTTAAGCCTTTGTTTTTTAATTTCAAGTCTTAACTTATCGTTTAATTGTTTAGTAAATTCTAATTGAGATCCTTTAGTTGATAGTATAGAATTAAAATTATTAATTTGAAAATTAAGATTATTAATAACGCTATCTTTTAATACTACTTTATTTTCTAAGAATGAGTATTTAGTTGTTATTAAACTTAATTCTTTTTTAAAACTATCTCCAGTTATTAAGTCCTTAATTACTAGACGGACTATTGGTTTTTGTAATCGAATCGAGGTACTGTCTATAACGTTCTGTGAAAAACTGTTTAAGCTCATCATCCCTATAAGAATCAACATTATTAACTTTCTCATTTGTTTGTTTTTTTAATATAACTATTTTGCTATCTTGCTTACTAATTTCTTGATCTAGTACTGATATTTGTNTNTTTAATACACCAATTTCTGATGTTAGATCTTCATTAATNTTATGTAAAGAATTTATTTTATCATTTAAGGCTTCTATTTTACTATTATATTCAGTAATATATTCTTCCTCATTTGAGGAGTACATATTAACTAAATAATAGACACCAAAAAATACTATGGCGAAATATAAAAACCTTTCTTTAGATGACATTATATCTTCTTATTATCTAGAATACTTTCTAGTTCTTTTTTTAATTTAGTTTTATCTTTTAAGATTTTAACTAATTTTTCTTTATCAGCACCTTCAGCTTTAGAATACTTTTTAGCCAATGATTTCATCTCACGAGTTAATAAAGCTAATTCTTCTTTTGCTTTAGCTAAACCTTTAGTTTTTTTAACTTTAGCATCAGGGTTAAATACTTCTTCTTCATCTTCAGTTACAGGAATTTCTTCTTTTATAAATTTAGCTTTAGCAGCTTTAAAATCACCCTTATATAATTGTTTTACAATTTTACGTCCAAGAGTTTCTAAATCATCGGCATTTAAACTATGTGGTTTATTAAATCCTTTCAAATATGCAGCTCCTATGTCACCATATTCAGCTGGGTCTATTGCTCCTTCTTCAATCCCTGCTTCTTTTTTAGCTGATTCTAAATCTTGAACGGCTTGAGTAAGTTCTTTAGTTTTTGCAATTTCATCTTCGGTAGATTCAGATAATTCGGATATTATATTTTCTCTAATATACTTTTTTAATTCGGATTTTTTCATTATAAAGGTATTTTATTATAAATATGTTAAAGTTTAGTAACATTTAATATTTGTTGAATACGTTCTTCTGTTGAACCCGATATTTTTTCTATTGTGCCCGCTTTATGTCCGTGTCTTTTGATTAATGTTGTAATTGTAAAATCAATTAAATCTCTATAATGTTCATCTGTTTCACGTATGCCATTATCTTCAATTTCTAACCCATGAGGAGATATATAGAATATGTGATCGTACTCTCTAATAAATTCACTAGCGTAGGTTTCAAATGCTTCTTTATCTTGGTAAGGTATAGATTTAGCATTCATTGTAAACGCCATTACATCAAGTATAGTTCTGTCTGTAATTATATTATCATGCATTAATTCACCACACCTTTCAGCTAAAAACACTGTTTGTCCTTTTAATGTTGAATCAGTATTTAAAGGAATACC